AGATCGTGTCGTTCATCCTGCCGTACGGCACGGAGGACGCCGGCTTCCTGTCCTACAAGAAGTTCCTCAGCTCCGGGCTCCGCAACGCGAGCAAGGGCCAGAACGACCGGCTCTACTCGCGGATGATGGTCCAGGTCGCCACGACCGAGACCGAGCGGTACCGCCAGGGCCTCCGGGACAAGCCACCCACGCCCAAGGAGATCGCGGAGCGCACCCGCAAGCTCTACATGCTGAAGGTCGCCACGTCGTTCACGTCGCCGTTCTCGATCCAGTACCGCTCGCCGTACCAGTTCTACATCGACGAGTACCACCGGTATCAGGAGCAGTACGGCCTCAACGCCGACAAGAAGTTCCTGAAGGAGTACGGCGAGGACTTCTACCTGTTCTCCACGTCGCTCTCGAAGAACACCACCGGCATCCAGAGCTCGCAGCGCGCTGACGCTGCGGCCCGCAGGGTGAAGGGCCTCATCGCCCAGCACCCGGACTACGGCTGGTTCTTCGTCGGCCCGGACAACAAGGGCTCGTTCAGCCCCGGTGTCTACACGGCCCAGCAGCTGCGTCGAGTCTCACCGACCTCGACGGAGACGTACCGAGGGAGCTACTCCCCCGACGACGCGCTGGCCCGCAACAACGCCGAGCTCGGCTGGATCGAGTATCAGAAGCTCAACGCCAAGCTGGACTCGATCCTGTCGTCGCGTGGGCTGGACTCCATGAACGCCAAGGGCGCCGCTGACCTCCGTGCGATCAAGGCACAGTGGCTCAGCGAGGCCCGCGACCAACCGTGGGGTCACGACTGGCTCAACGACTACGAGGCCCGGGACACCGGCACCACCCGCAAGTTCCTGGAGGCTGCGTCCGCAGCAACCAAGAGCGGTCGGATCGGTGACCGCCCGGACATCCAGGCGATGGGCGAGTACCTCGACGCACGAGCGAAGTTCCAGAAGATCCTGGCCGCTCGCAAGAGCAGCGGCGGATCCGCGTCCCTGTCGGCACAGTCCAACGACGACCTCGCCGGCATCTGGGCGCAGATCGTCAAGGTGCTGGTGGATCAGAACATCACCTTCGGTGACGTCTACCACCGGATGCTGGAGAACGACGACCTGACAGCGAGGATCGACTGATGCCAAGCGTTGATGAGCTGCTCGCCTAGGCGGCGCAGTCCGGGGGCTCCTCCCCGACCACGGGCGGAGAGATCGTGCCCAAGGTCTACCTCGGGGAGTACCCCACCCCTCCGCGTGGTCCCGCACTCCACGCCGACTCCATGCAGGCCGGCCCCTCTGACCGGGGGCCGGCTATGCACTTCGACCCCGAGCTTGTGCCGTGGCAGGAGCTCCGCTCCGCCAAGACCGGTGCCCACGAGGTGCCCGCCGATAGCGCCGCCAACATGATCTACTCCTGGTCGGCCAAGGAGCGGAAGAAGTGGGAGCAGACGCTCCTCGAAGCCGGGCTCATCGAGCCGGGCAAGTACAACTTCGCGGACCTGGTCCAGCTGTGGCAGGGCGCGGTCCAGGGTGCGAGCCAGCTCTACACGATCGGCGGCAAGAAGGTCACCCCGCAGCAGTACGTCAAGAACTTCCTCGGGGTGGACGGGATCGGCGGCAAGGGCAGCGGCGGCGGGCCAGGCGGCACGCAGACCAACACCCAGAAGTCGGTGACCCACTTCGACGACCTGGACGCCCAGGGCGCCGCGATGGACGTCTACTCCTCGATGCTCGGGCGTGCGCCCAAGCCGGAGGAGGTGCCGGCGCTGAAGGCGATGCTGAACGCCTACGCCAAGGCGCACCCGTCGATCACCACCCAGACCACCACGACTGACGCGCAGGGCAACAGCTCCACCACGAGCAAGAGCCGTGGCGGGGTCACCGCCCAGGGCGCCGGCGAGCTGGCGATGGACAGCGTGAAGGCGAAGCCCGAGTACGCCAGCTACCAGGCTGCGGCCACCTACTACCCGCTGCTGGAGCAGGCCCTCGCCGGGCCGGGTCTCGACCGGGAGTTCTGATGGGCGTCTACGACGAGGTGACCAAGAGCTCGGGACAGTCCTCGGCCCTCGGGATCGAGGCTGTCGGTGAGCCGGCCGCTGCGCCGGACCCGTTCCAGGCTGAGCCGTTCCTGCCCCAGCTGGACGAGAGCTCTTTCAACTCCGCGTTCGTCAACGCGGAGGCCATGCCCCAGCTCCCGCCCGCACCGTCCAACCCCCGACAGGCTGACCGAGCGTCCGACGTCGGGGGCAAGGCCGGCCAGATCGTCCGGATGGCTCAGTCGTTCGTCGGCACGCCCTACGTCTGGGGCGGCACCAGCCCGGACGGGTTCGACTGCTCCGGGTTCGTGCAGTACGTCTATCAGAAGATGGGCGTGAACCTGCCCCGGATCTCCGCCGACCAGGCCCGCGCCGGCAAGCGTGTCGGCATCGGCCATCTGTAGGCCGGCGACCTGGTCGCCTGGGACTTCAATAACCGCAACAACGGAGCGGACCACATCGCCATCTACATCGGTGGCGGCATGATCGCTGAGGCTCCCCGCCCGGGCGTGGCCCTGCGGGTCCGCAAGCTCGGTGACAACGAGGGCGCCTGGGGCGTCCGGGTTCTCTGAGAGGAACAGCGTGGCGAAGAAGAAGAGGAAGCCGACTGCGTCCCAGACGTAGGCCCCGGCTGACCAGGGCGCCCCGACCCTCGATGAGCGGGACCTCGCTGCCCGGTACGGCTGGGCACTCTCGGTGCTCCGGTCCGACCCCTCCCTGAAGAAGCTGTTCGACCAGGCGGTCGCCCAGACCTGGGAGCCGGCCCGGTTCGTGGCCGAGCTCCGCAAGACCTCGTGGTTCAAGACCCACTCCGAGGCGATGCGCCGAGCCCAGCTCCAGCGTCAGACGGACCCCCGCACCTGGGAGGCGAACCTCAACCAGGCCCGGGCCTCGATCCGGGACATGGCCGTCAAGATGGGAGCCCAGCTCTCCGACGCCACCCTGAACCGGATCGCCACCAACGTCCTGAACTACGGCTGGAACGACAGCCAGATCCAGGACACCCTGGCCGGCTCGATCAAGATGGGCGCCCAGGACACGTACGGCGGGCAGGCGGCGGTCAACGCCGACCAGCTGAAGCAGTACGCCTACAACAACGGCGTCAAGATCGGTGACAAGCAGCTGCGCGATTGGGTCGTCCGCATCGGTGCCGGCGAGGACATCGCCGGGTTCCAGGAGTACATCAAGAACACCGCGAAGGGCGCCTTCCCCGGCTACGAGCAGCAGCTCGACGCGGGGATGAACGTCCGCGACATCGCGGACCCGTACATCCAGCAGATGGCCCACACCCTGGAGCTCTCGCCGGACTCGATCGACCTGTTCGACCCGACGATCCGCAAGACGCTCCAGACCACCGATGCGCAGGGCAAGCTCGTGCAGAAGCCGCTGTGGCAGTTCGAGCGCGAGATGAAGCAGGACCCGCGCTGGCTCCAGACGAAGAACGCCCGACAGGAGCTTGACGGCATCGGGCACAGCATCCTTCAGAAGTGGGGAGTGGTGTCCTGATGGCAGCCCTCGGTGGCGGTGGTCTCGGCACCCGCATCCTCACGGCGTACAACGGCGGCACCACGCAGGCCACGACCGCACCAGCACCCGCTACGGCGCCTGCGCCGGCTGCTACATCTGCGCCGGCTACCGCGACCACCACGGCAACGGCCCCGGCGTACAACGAGGACGCCTACCAGTACCTGACCCGGCTGTTCACGAGCTTCGGCCTCGGGTCTCTGGCCCCGGTCATCCTGAGCTACGCCCAGCAGGGCTACGCCCAGGACACGATCGAGCTCCTGGTCTAGGACACCCCGGAGTACAAGACCCGGTTCTCGGCCAACGACGCTCGGCTGAAGGCCGGGCTCCCGGTCCTCTCCCCGGGCGAGTACATCGCCCTGGAGTCGTCGTACCGACAGATCCTCAGCTCCGCTGGGATGCCGTCCGGCTTCTACGACAGCACGGACGACTTCACGAAGTGGATCGCCAACGACGTCGCCCCGCAGGAGATCCAGGGCCGCGTCCAGTGGGCGCAGCAGTACATCGCCAACACGGACCCGGCGACCAAGCAGGCCCTCCAGTCCTACTACGGGGTCGGGGAGAACGACCTGGTCGCCTACGCCCTCGACAGGACCCGGGCCGTGCCCCTCCTGGAGAAGCAGGCCAAGGCTGTCGAGCTCGGCGCAGCGGCGAACTCGCAGGGCCTCTCGCTCTCGAAGGACAGGGCCGAGATGTTCGCTGACCAGGGCGCTGCCGGCAACGCACGGCAGGCGTTCTCCGCCATCGCAGAGATCCTCCCCGAAGCCAAGCGGCTGTCGGACATCTACGGCGGTCAGGACGTGACCCAGACAGACCTGGAGAACGAGGCCCTCGGTGGCCTCGCCTCCGCAGCGCGGAAGCGCAAGACGCTCGTGCAGAAGGAGACCTCATCGTTCGCCGGCAACGGCGGTGCGTCGAAGGGCTCGTTCGGCAAGGGCACGGCCGGCTCGTACTGAGCCGGTCTGGGGACTCCGGTCCCCACCATGCGGGGTGGTCTAACGGCAAGACGCTGGCCTCTAAACCCATGAGATCAAGGTCCGAATCCTTGCCCCGCAGCTCGACGCAGATCCACCGGCCCTGCGTTCGTACAAGACCGGCAGTCCTACGAGCCGCACCAGCTTCCCCTGGCTGACTGCGTGGCGTGGGCATCACTCAGATAGGGAGTACACATCGCATGAGCGAGACGTATTGGGACGAAGAGTATGACGGTCGTGGCGAGTCCGCCCCGAACGCGGTGAAGGTTCTGCGAGAGAAGGCTGAGGCCGACTCGAAGCTCATTCGGGAGATGAGCGAGTAGCTGAACGCCCTCACACGCGAGCGGGAGATGGACAAGCTCTCGAAGGTCGCTGAGTCCAAGGGCCTCGATCCTTCCGTGGTGGCACTCGCCACCAAGGCTGGGTACGAGGCGACCGCTGACGGGCTCGACGGGTTCCTGAAGGACTTTGGCGGCATCGTCGCCAAGCCCCAGGCCCCGAGCGGAGATGGTGGCGAAGAGCAGTCCGCCTCCAGCGCCGTGGGTTCCGTCATCGCTGCCGAAGAGCAGGCCGAGCTCGAAGCGATGGCTGCTGCATCTCAGGGATCTACGCCGGCCGCAGGCCTGGCTGCGATCCAGACCCAGCTTGGCACGGCCGACTCACCCGAGGCGGTCATGGCCATGCTCGAACAGCTCCGTAAGTGAGCTGACAACCCCCTGCCGACACTTCGGCGGGGAGGAGGTGACTACTTCCAATGGCTGATGCATACACCACCACCACCCAGCTTGCGAACCTGGTCGAGTCCGCGTTCGACAAGCTGTGCGAGTTCGCCCTCCGCAGCGAGCCTCTCTTCCGGGAGGTCGCTGACAAGAAGCCGGCTCAGTAGTCCATGCCGGGTGACGATGTCACGTTCACCCTGTACTCGGACCTGGCGAAGAAGACCTCGACGCTGACCGAGAACGTGGACGTTGACGCGGTCGCCATCGCCAACCCCAGCCGGGTCACCGTGACCCTGGCTGAGTACGGCTCGGCGGTCCTCAACACCCGGAAGCTGGAGCTCTTCAGCTTCTCGGCTGTCACCCCGGCCATCGCCAACATCCTCGCGTTCAACATGCGCGACTCGATCGACGATGTCGTTCTGACCGAGCTCCGCCAGGGCACGAACGTCATCCGCGAGGTTGCGGGTGCGATCGGCACCGCTGCGGCTACCGGAATGCTCACGACTGACACGTTCAAGTCGAAGCACGTCCGCTACGTCGTGGCGAAGCTCCGCAAGGCGAACGCTGTCCCCCGCAAGGGCGGGCTGTACGCCTGCTACCTCGACCCGGAGGTCTCTCACGACCTGCGGGCCGACGCCGGCTCTGCCGGCTGGCGTGCTCCGCACGAGTACTCGGCAACCCAGGCGATCTGGGCTGGCGAGATCGGGCAGTACGAGGGTGCGTACTTCATCGAGACCCCCCGCGCCTACAGCGCGGTGGACGCCGGTACCGGTGGCAACACCGTCCGTTCGTTCCGCACGCTGTTCTGTGGCCAGCAGGCTCTCGCTGAGGCTGTGGCCGAGGAGTTCCACATCGTGGTCGGCAACGTCACGGACAAGCTGAAGCGGTTCACGCCGCTCGGCTGGTACGGCGTTGCGGGCTGGAAGCGGTACCGCGAGGAGTCGCTGTACCGCGTGGAGACGACCTCTTCGATCCACAGCGGCACCTGATCCGTCTGACGGACCACTCTCTGGCCGGGACTACTCCCCCGGCCAGGGGGTGGCTTGCCAGGCCTACCCCAACAACCTCTTAGGAGACATCGTGGCTAACGCCCTCTACGACAAGGGCCGTGAGGCGTTCCTCTCGGGCTCCATCAACTGGTCCGCCGACACCATCAAGGTCGCCCTGGTGGACACAGGCACCTACACGGTCAACCTTGCGACCCACCAGTTCCTCTCGTCCCTGTCCGGCGTCGTCGGCACGGCCTAGACGCTCGGCACCAAGACCGTCACGGCTGGTGTCGCTGACGCCGCCGACATCACGTTCCCAGCGGTCTCCGGGGCCACCGCCGAGGCGCTGGTCATCTACAAGGACACCGGCTCTTCGGCCACCTCGCCGCTGATCGCCTACATCGACACGGCAACCGGTCTGCCGGTCACCCCGAACGGTGGCGACATCACCGTGACGTGGGACAGCGGCGCCAACAAGATCTTCAAGCTCTGACATGCCGGCGCTGACCCTGTCAGCCGCCCAGGTCCAGCAGCTCAACGACTGGTTGTACGGCGGGGCCACCGATGACATCGGCATCATCGCGTGGCTCGCCGCCAACCCGAACGCGGACCCGGCGACGATCTACGAGCAGGAGGGCGAGCGGGACTTCTACCTGCTCCTCCTCCAGAAGAACGGCAAGCAGATCAAGCGGTCGGACATCACCCAGAAGATGGCCGATGCGCTCCAGTGGGTGGCCGGCTCGCTGGATCAGTGGGCTGCCCTGGGCATCCCGATCGAGGACAACCAGCAGATGATGCGACCGCTCTGGAACTTCATCAAGAACATCTGACAGTTAGGGGAGAGACGTGTCGCAGACCCTCCTCCCCGATGGCGAGGTAGCCGCAGGCGGATGGACGCCGCTGACCCTCCTCAACACGTGGCAGTCCATCTCCGATGGATCGGACACCTCGTACATCTACTCGGTCAGCAACCCGGACGGCAGCACCACACAGTGGTACTACGGGTCATTTCAGGACCCGGCGTCCGGGACGGTCGGCACGTAGGACGGCTGGTCGCGGATCGTCCGCTACAGCAAGAGCGGCGGCAAGTCGGCCACGCTGACCGCCCAGCTCTACAACGCAACCACCACGGATTCGTACTTCGTGGGAACCCTCACGGGTCTCACTACGTCCTGGGTAACCAACTCGCCGGGAACCATCCCGCTCAGTTTCGACACCGGCCTGAACGACCTCCAGATCGTGCTGATCCCCGCCACCTCGGGCGGCGGCTCGGGCACGACCGTCCGGGTGGCCGACGTGTACGCCACCGCGCCGGACGCCGCCTCTGGGACACAGGACATCGCCCCCTCGGGGATCTCGTCCGCTGGAGCCTTCGGCACGGCAACGGTCGGTCGGGGAGCGGTCAACGTCACCCCATCGGGCATAGGATCCGCCGAGGCCTTCGGGTCTGCCACCATCACCGCTCCCCCGCCGACCCAGAGCGTGGATCCGAGCGGTGTTGCTACTGCGGAAGCGTTCGGCACCCAGACGGTCACCACCGGACCGGTGTCGGTTGCTCCCTCGGGCATAGCTTCGGCTCAGGCCTTCGGGACAACGACGGTCAGCCCTGGCGCCGTCAACCTGGCGCCTACGGGCGTGGCAACGGCAGGGGCCATCGGGTCCGCGACGGTCGCTGTCGGCGCGGTCAACCTCTCACCGTCTGGCATCGCCACAGCCGGGGCCTTCGGCACGGCAGCCCTCACCACGGGTGCGGTCAGTGTCAGCCCGACCGGCGTCTCGTCTGCCGAGGCGTTCGGAACGGCCACGGTAGGGGCCGCTGCCATCGCGCTCTCCCCCAGCGGGATCCCTTCTGGGGAGGCGCTCGGCACCCCGGCCCTGACCACCGGCCCTGTCACGATCGCACCGTCCGGCATCGCCTCTGGCGAGGCTTTCGGAACCACCGCCGTTCTCACGACGGGCTCGCTGTCCCCGACCGGGGTGGCGTCCGCAGAAGCGTTCGGTGCCGCCGCCGTCTCCACCGGAGCGGTGGGCGTCTCGCCCTCCGCCATCGGTTCGGCCCAGGCGTTCGGCTCCGCCACGGTGTCCCGGGGAAGCGTCAACATCGCACCCTCCGGGGTGGCATCGGCTGAGGCCTACGGCACCGCCACGGTCACTCGCGGAGCGGTAGGCGTTGCCCCCTCGGGCATCGCGTCAGCCGAAGCGTTCGGGTCCGCTACGGTCTCGGGCGCCGCCGCCACCAACGACCCGTTCGCCGGCGCCATCACCATCACCGGCGAGACAGGGTCGGTGTCGTTCGACAACACCGGCTACACGATGGAGACCGGCGAGCCCGATGTCGCCGGCTCGATGGGTCGGTCCGGCTGGTTCAAGTGGGTGGCCCCCGCGACGGCCACTTACCGGGTGGACACCTCGACCACTACGGGCGCCGTGACCGACACGGTTCTCGGTGTCTACACGGGTTCAGCGGTGGACGCGCTGACCCTGATCCAGAACAACGACGACGAGGTCGCCTCGTTCGCGCAACTGGACTTCGACGCGGTCTAGGGAACGACCTACTACATCCAGGTCGGCACGTACCACGGGGTTCAGCAGGGCACCATCACCCTTGACTGGCTGCCGACTCCGCAAGGGCTGTTCCCCACCGGCATCGCCTCACCCGGCGATGTCCAGAACGAGATCGAGTCGCTCAACCACGACTTCGCTGCCGGCATCGGCAGCTGGTCCCCGTTCGCGTTCGGCGGCTTCAGCTCGCTCACCCAGGACGCCGGCCCGCTGGGCACTGACCACTCGGCCCACTACACCAACGACTCGGACAGCGGCGGGCTCTCGCTCGCCGTGCCCGGCACGTTCACGGTGGACCCCGGCACCAAGACGATCCGGTTCTGGGCCAAGGGCACCGGCTTCACGGGCGTGTGGTTCGACTTCACCCTCGATGGTGGAGCGGTCACCTACGAGACCACTCTCGTGTCGATCACGCCGTCGTGGGCGGAGTACACCGTCTCGGCGGACTTCGCCACCGGCACGGACCTCGACAACATCTCGGTCACGTTCACGCAGTTCCCGAACAACAGCCCGGCCGAGGGGTGGATCACCAACATCAGCGTCGAGGACGCTGATCTCCCGCTCGTCCAGCCGGTCGGCCATCCGACTGTCGGCCTCGGTGCGGCTGTCGTTGCCCCCTCCGGCATCCCCGCCCCGCTCACCGACGAGCTCGCCGGTCTCGGTTTCAACGGTGACTTCGAGACCGACCTGTCCGGGTGGGTGGTCGCCGGCACCTCCGGCGCGGCGATCTTCCGAGACACCACGGAGTCGTACTCCGGGTCGGCGTCACTCAAACTCGTCCACGAGGGCGGCGGCCCGTCCGAGGCGGACAACAGCGCCACCGCTTACGCTAACGGTGCGGGTCCCAAGCGGGCGACCATCTGGATGAAGGCGAGCAACGCCGAGGACGTTGACGTCTACTTCTACTCCGGCGAGACGGACGGGGACTGGACGAACGAGTCGCTCACGACAGTCTCCGTCACGACGGAGTGGGCGGCGTACGAGTTCGAGTTCGATCAGGTCGGGTCGATGTTCACCGCCATCGACTTCGATCAGAAGGACGTCCACGGGGCGCTGCCCGGCACGGCCCTGTGGGTCGATGCCATCAAGGTCGGTGGGACGTTCGGCACCGCTACCGTAAGCCTCGGCCCCGGAGCCCAGACGCTCTACCCGACCGGCATCACGATGCCGACCGACATGGGCACCCCCACGGTCACGCCGCACCAGGGCCTCAACCCGACCGGCATCCCCACGGCCGAGGTGTTCGGTGGACCCATCACCCTGCACCAGGAGCTGTTCTTCGCCTCCCCGCCGTCCGAGCGAAGCCGGCCCGCAGCCGAGCGGGACAACATGGGTCGCCCGGACCTGCTGCACAGGCGGACAGGGATCCCCCGAGGGATCACCGTCTACGTGATCGACGGGGTCTACCACGAGACCACGTACGTCCCCGACGACCTGGTGGCCGACGCCATCTACTTCGGTGGCCGGGACTACCAGGTGGACGCCGACCAGGCGACTGAGCTCGAAGCCCACGGCTTCACGATCCGAACGGAGATCAGATGAGCAACTGCTCTAGCGGCTGCCCTACCCCGGGCGCTCACGCGACCTGGGGCGAGTGCATGAGGGCCAAGAACACCCGCGTCGGGTGGGCTGCTTCCGCCTCCGGCCTCGACCGCACCGCCGAGAAGAAGTGGGACGCCGAGCTCTAGCTGTACCGGGACGCTCGGTCCCAGGGCATCCAGCCGGCCGGCACCTCGACCGAGAAGATCAACCAGGCTCGGGAGCTCTCCGACCTCGCCGGCAAGCCGTTCAACGCCCGCGACCCCCTGGCCTCCATCACCAAGGACGACTGATGGCCTCGCTCCGCGCCAACCTCAACCGCAAGATCACCGGCACCAACGGCGTGGTCTACACCCAGCCGGCCACCTGGCTGGACGAGCAGGGTGCTGCCAACGCCTGGGCCGGTACGAGCGGCCTGGGCGTCCTCGGGGCGCTCAACTAGAAGGCGTCCCCCGGACGTGCCCCGAGCGCCTACAACGGGCTCCAGGGCGTCCTGAACGAGCTGGCCGGCACGACCGGCCTCGGGGTAGAAGGGGCGGCTGATCGGCTGTGACCACTTTCGGAGACCTCATCAACGAGGTCCACCTGAACCTGCTGGGCTACGTGCTCGACCAGGAGCAGCTGACCCCGGTGTCGTCGGACTTCACGTCCACGGCCACGTCGTTCAGCGTCCAGGACGCCAGCCAGATCAGCCCCGGGCTGATCGAGGTGGACGAAGAGCTGATGTGGTGCCGCGAGGTGGACCCCGACTCCAACATCGTCTACGTGACCACACGGGGCATCTACGGCACCACAGCGGCGGCTCACACCGCTGGCGCGTTCACCCGCAACCAGCCGAAGTTCCCCCGTGCCTCGATCCAGAAGGCGATCAACAGCACGATCCGGTCCACCTACCCGGACCTGTTCGCGGTGGCGACCACAGCCCTCACGGCCGACCCCGTGGCGGTTGGCTACGGCATCCCGGCAGACGTCGAGGAGGTGCTGGACGTGTTCTGGCAGCAGCCCGGCGTCAGCGACTATTGGGTGCCCGTCCGTCGCTACCGAGTGAACATGAAGGCGAACGTCGGCTCGTTCCCCACCGGGAAGAGCATCGACGTCATGGACGGCGTCGTGGACGGCATGACGATCCAGGTCGTCTATCGCACCGTGCCCACCGCGATGTCAGCCCTGACCGACGAGTTCACCACCGTCACCGGGCTCAACGAGTCTGCGGCCGAGTGCATCGTCTACGGGGCCTGTGCTCGACTGGTCGGCTACACCGAGGCGGCTCGGATGAGCGACGACGCGGCTGAGGCCCGGTTCATCGACGGCCAGCCGGCCGGGCAGGCGCTGAACGCCGCCCGGTACTTCTACTAGATGCACCTCCAGACGCGGGCCGAGGAAGTGCGCCGCCTGCTCGACCGCTACCCGCCCCGCATCCACTTCACGAGGTGAGCTGAGTGTCCGTCAACCGCTACTACTCGAACACCGCCGTCGTCACGGCGCTGACAGCTGGGATCAACAACAGCGAGACGTCGATCGCGGTTGACTCCGTCAGCGGCTTCCCGGTCTCGTACCCGTACACCCTCGTCATCGACGAGGGGTAGGTGACCGAAGAGCTCGTCAAGGTCACCGCCGCTGTCGGCACCACCCTCACGGTCGTGCGCGGTGTGGACAACACCTCCGCCTCCACCCACTCCGCGAGCGCCGCCGTCCGGCACGCGGTCTCCGCCCAGGACTTCCGGGAGCCGTAGGAGCACATCGCCGCTCCGAGCGCGGTCCACGGTGTCACCGGCAGCGTGGTGGGCGACGACGACACCCAGACCCTCACCAACAAGGATCTGTCGTCTACCACCAACACGTTCCCGAACGAGCTCAACCCGGTCGGCGCGATCCTGATGTGGGGCACCGCATCCGCCCCCACCGGCTGGCTTCTGTGTGACGGCACGGCTGTCAGCCGGACGACCTACGCCGACCTGTTCGCGGTCCTGGGCACGACGTACGGAGCCGGCAACGGCACGACCACGTTCAACCTGCCCAACCTGAAGGGCCGGGTGGTCGTCGGCAAGGACGCCGCCCAGACCGAGTTCGACACGCTGGGCGAGACGGGTGGCGCCAAGACGCACACCCTGAGCACGGCAGAGCTGCCGTCCCACACGCACACGATCAACCACGGGCACTCTGCCTCGTCCGGCACGGAGTCGGCGGACCACGCCCACTCCGGTACGACCGGCGGGGGCGGCTCGCACGCTCACAACATCCCCAACTCGGGTTCGTTCTACAAGGACAACGTCGTCAACTCTCCGTCCGCGTGGACGGACTCGGCGGGTGACCACAGCACCGACGCAGCGGGTGACCACGCACACTCCTTCAGCACCGGAGGTCGCAGCGCGGCTCACACCCACGGCATCACGGTCAACGACTTCAACGGCTCGTCCGGCTCGGCGGGCAGCGGCTCGGCCCACAACAACCTCCAGCCGTACATCGTGCTGAACTACATCATCAAGGCCTGATGAGCAGGGAGCAGCTGGCATGAACGGCGTCATCTCTCGGCCGGTCCTCGGCCTGGGCTCTCGCATCCTCGCCTCGGCGGTGACCTTCCGCCGCTCTGGCGTGCAGTACGACTACGCCCTCTAGGGGATCGGCCTGCTCGCGGCTTCGTCGAACAAGTTCCCGTACGGCCGGGAGACCGCCGACTTCCGGAAGCAGCAGTTCGATGCCAGCGACAACCCTGGCGAGCAGTCGCTCACCGGCTGGTGGCTCCGTGCCCAGAGCTCGTTCCACTTCGGGGCGGGCATCCGGTTCATGGAGCCGGCGAACAACGACGAGGTGATGAGCTCGTTCCACTCGTCGAAGGGGGTCAACCCCTGGGTGCCGGGAGAGCTCACGCTCCTCCGGGCCACCGCGCTGAAGAACGGGGCCTCGGTCGAGACCCTGGTTCTCGGGGCGATCGACGGCAGCACCGACATCTTCCTCCACGCCGAGGGGACCACCCTCACCCGCGAGACCGCAGCCGGCTCGGCAGCCGTCACATGGGGTGGCTCGGGCACCATCACGTCCCTGGCCGAGGACGGCGAGAGCTACTACGCCGCCGACTCGACCGGGATCTACAAGGGCACCCTTGCTGGGGGTGCTGGCACCAAGGTCTGGAACACCGGCGCCACCACCGTCATCGGCTGGGTGAAGCAGCGGCTGGTCGCCGGCATCGGCAACAAGATCTACGAGCTCGTAGGTGGGACCCCTCCCACCCTCCCGACCGAGCTCTACGAGCACCCGTCCACCAGCTGGCGGTGGACCGCTGTCGCGGAAGCCCCCCAGGCCATCTACGCAGCGGGGTACGCCGGCGCCTAGAGCGCCGTCTACAAGTTCACCCTCGACAGCTCGGGCGCCATGCCCACCCTGACGAGCGGAGTGACCGCCTGCACCCTCCCGACTGGTGAGGTGGTCCACTCCCTGTTCGCCTACGTCGGCTCCCTGGTCGCCATCGGCACCAACAAGGGTGTCCGGATCGGTGAGATCCAGTCGAACGGCGACATCCAGTACGGCCCCCTGGTCATCGAGTCCACATCTCCCGTGAAGGGGCTCACCGGCCAGGACCGGTTCATCTACGCGGCCTGCACCGAGCAGATCGACGGCGACTCCGGACTGTGGCGGATCGACCTCGGCTCCCCGAAGCAGGACGGTCGCTACGCCTACGCCACCGACCTCTGCATCGACGCCACCGGCGTGGTCAGCTCGGTCTCGCTGTTCGGTGCCTCCGGCCGGCTGGTCATCGGCTCCGACTCCGGGTCCTACCTGGAGAGCGACACCAACCTGGTGGCGTCCGGCTACGTCCGGACCGGTCAGATCCGGTTCAACACCGTCGAGCCCAAGCGGTTCGAGTACATCACCGCCCGAGTGACGGACGGCGGCACGGTGGGGATCGAGACCATCGACGACACGGGGGCTGCAACCTCCGTCGTCACCATCGACGCGGGCTCCAGTTCTCCCGACTACCCGCTCGACCGACCCATCAGCGAGACCTCCCTCGCACTCCGATTCACGCTGAACCAGGCCACGGCGACCACCGGTCCGACGCTGACCAGCTGGCAGATCAAGGCTCAGCCGGCCATCGTCCGCCAGCGCATCATCCGAGTCCCGGTCCTGCTCTTCGAGAGCATGAGGGACGCGAAGGGCACCGCACTTCCTCCCGTAGACGTCCACGGTGTCCTGAACGACCTAGAGGCGCTGGAGAACAACTCCTCGCCCATCCTCTTCGCTGAGCTTTGTCACTCCCCCTCCCGGACTGAGCTCGTCGTGATCGACAAGATCGAGTTCCAGCAGACGACTCCCCCGGTCCATTGCCAGGGCGACGGCGGGGTCCTCTACCTGACGCTAAGGACGGTCCAGTGACAGACAACGGGGCACCGCAGGTTGCGGTGAACGTGCAGCAATAGCCGGGGGTGACCATCACGCTGACCGACATCTACGAGAAGCTGATCGTGGTAGAGACCAAGCTCGCCCCGATCCTCGACCCAGACGTCGGCGTGATGGCGAAGCAGAGGGACCACGAAGGCCGGCTCCGAGAGCTGGAGCAGGAGGTCGTCCGCAGAGACGACCTGGCCAAGGTCCGAGCCCAGACGGTGGCGATAGTCACCCTGATGCTCCTGATCCTCGGAGCCTCTATCGGCCTGATCCAGGCCATCGGCCCGGCATGACCCCCTCCTGGTACCAGCGGCCCCTTCGCCTCGGGGACCAGGGGCAAGACGTGCTGGCGGTCCAGCTCCACCTGCGAGCTGAGCCGACCGGCTACTACGACGAGGACACCGCCCGGAGAGTCCGGGGCTACCGGGCCATCCGGAAGCTACCGATCCGGAGTGATGTCGATGAGCGGCTTGCCGCAGAGCTAGGAGAACTCAGATGACCAAGTAGGCGAGCAGGAAGCCCGTCAAGAAGGTGACGGCTGCCGGCGCTGCCGGTGCCCTGGTGGTTGTGCTCGTGTGGGTCGCGGGTCTGCTCGGGCTTGACGTTCCCCCGCTGGTGGCAGCCGCTCTCTCGACGCTGGCCGGCTTCGGAGCCGGCTACCTGAAGGAAGCGTGACCGGCTGGACCGTGGCCTGGCTGTTCTGGATCCTGATGTTCTTCGTGATCGAGCTGCCGGCCATCGTCAACCGCACCCCCGGAGACACGCTCTCCGAGCACACCCGTAGGTGGTTCGCCACCCGGACCAAGCCTCGGGCCTGGCGGATCCGCCGCCTGGTCCTGGCCTTCTTCCTGGTCTGGCTCGGCCTCCACTTCTTCCTCGGCTGGTGAGAGGAGGCAACATGCCCGCATGGGCCTGGCTGGCGCTCGGAGTGGTCCTCGGACTGCTCCTGGCAGCGACCGGCATCCTGTAACATGGCACAAGAGGGCCAGAATGGCACCTCAGAGCCGCTAGAACCCCCTTCCTGGTGTAACCCACCGGGGAGGGGGTTCTTTGGCGTCTCAGGCCGGTTTCT